AGCAATCCCTGTTCCGTTAGCTAGTCCTACTTGTATTGTGTCCTTTAGGTCTGTCATTTTTAATATTTTTTGGCTTTTTATCCAAGTAGGATTTTAGCTTAGTTATGTTAGTTGGTTTTGGTTTATAGTATTTCTTCATTAATCTGATGCACTTAAAAAGTTTCTTAATGTAAGTTTCGTTCCTTGTTGCATTGGTCTTTCAAGGTTCATACCATTATAGTAGGCATTATCATCAGGGTCTACATCTGCTCCAGAATTTGTGTTGTACTCTGGGAAACTACTTATGTTGTTCTTTACATACTGTATTAACCTTTCTGTATAATACTCAGCAGTATTTCTAACTTCTTCTCTAAGGTGTTGTGCTTCTTCTGTACTAAGTGCTGTTCCTGTTTCTGAAGTCTTTGAGTATATGTTGCCATTCTCTATTTTAAAGCGTAAGAACGGAATAGCGTGGTAAAAAGCCCAGTTCGGTAGCATATCTCCAATGTATTCATCTACTAAAGTCTTGTAAGCTCCTGCTAGAGTTCCTGCTATAATTTCATCTTTAAGCTTTTGAGTTAGGTCAGTTCCTAGCTTAGTTTCGACATATAGCTTTTGTGCCTGTCTTACATAAGGCAATAATAGGTTAACATCTACGTTGAGGTTTATACTTGTAGAATCAACTAATTTTTCTTGAGAGATAAAGAGTACGTATGCCATAATTATTTTGGTAAAAATCCTTCGTTTTTCATAGTCTTAGGAGCCCTTGCAACTAGACTATCATTTCTTTTAATTGTAAATCCTTCACTTCTTGCTTTTGTAGCTGTAATTATTTTATCTGTTGTAATGTTATCAGGATAAACTACAAATCCTTCATCACTTGCAGGAGCTTGGAAAATTCTACGCTTCCAGTAGTGGTGGCAGTTTCCTCCCCCTTTGTAGAGCCAGCAAGAATAAGTTGCAGCTCCACGAGGACCCCAACCTGGATTAACAGGAATACTAGACATTCTAAGAATATCCTCTTTTCTGTAAACTTTTTTTGTAGCCATCATTAACTTACAAAAGCTTCTTGTTTCACCTTCTTGACTAAGAGAATTGTTTTTAGTATAAACATATCTTACTTTAAAAAACTCATCTCCTGCTTTATTCAATCCATCTTGTTCACTTCTAACATTTGGATTAGCTCTACCTGTTCTTACAAAGTCAAATTTTTCTGTTGCTATTTTATTTAATTCTGCTTCAAAGTCAAAGTCTTGATGTTCACCATCTACTATTTCATCATCTATCATTTCCCAACCTTCAGGAATGTCCTCACCAAATTCAGCAATAAATTTAGAAAGTTCAGTTGCTTCAGCGTGTCCGTCACAAGCCATATAAACCGTTTCACCTTCTAGTTCGTGTTCGTGATACCCTTCACACCCTTTTGTCTTAGCGTGTTCTTCAGCTTCTTGTATTGTACTAAAAACAGGCTCTCCATCAATCATTCCTACTTTGGCAAATTTTACTTCTTGCTCAACTGTTGCTTCATCACCTAACGGCTCAAGCCCTAATGATTCTCTAATCTCGTCAGTTGTCATTACTTCTCTAACAGTTTTAGAATCAAATTGTACTGTAATAGGTTTTAACTGTACAAAATCAACCTCTAAGTCCATATTGTTTACAGAGAATATAGTTTGTAAAGTGTCTAGTATGTTTAATTGGAATGGTCTAACCACCGTATTAAGGTAAAAGTTAGCAGCGTTTATAAGCTCGTCTGTATTGCTTGAGAAGCCATTAGTACTATCAATACCCATAAGTGTCTTAGAAGTCACCCTATGACCTGTGAGGATGTTCTGTACTAAAAGTTCTTGTAATGCTAAGTATTGTTTGTCTGCATCAGAAACGCTGATTGGTGTTATCTCAGGTGTTCTTGTTCTATCATCTGAGAAGGTCAAAATAAATTTACCAGAGTTCTTTGCTCCTGTAAACTTCTCAGTTAAACTTTGTTCTATTTGGAATCTTTCTTCTTGAGTTGGAACGCCATTGGCAAAAGAAATAAAATAACTACCACTAAATCCATTTTCTATGTTATTAAGGTGAAACTCTGCAACTCTTTGGTCTACTAACGCCCAATTGTTTGCAGCTATGTAATCAGGTGTATGATATACGTCCATATTAGGACTATATGCACCTGTGTATATTAATTGACTAGCTGATGTCCTATCGTTAGTATTAAAGGCAGAAATAGGATAAGGCTTGTTTGTTCTAGTGTTTGACCAATCAGCAGATATAAAATAAGTGTCTACTTTTCCAAATTCATTAGGTCTACCTGCTCTTACTCTTTCAACAGGAACGTGATATATTTCAGCAATTTCTGTTCTTTCTCTATTCCATACTACGTGGATAGCATAAGCACCTTGAAGTTTAAAGTCAAAAGCAACTTTTTTAATTACTTGATGTAAAGATTCTTTACTGTTTGCATTACGCATAAACTTTTTAAGCTTAACAAAAGCATCTAAGTTTGTTTCTTCATCAGTACATATTAGATTTTCTCCTGCTATCATTTCTGAAGTAGCATTTATAATTGCAGCGTGAGTAGATGAATTGTAGTATAAATCAATTAAGAATTGAGGATAGAGGTTTCTCCAATCTTCTGTTCCGTATTCAATGTAGTCTCTACCTCTAACTTCCTGTATTATTGGAGCTGTTGTTGTTTCTAAATTGATTGATAAAATATTTTCCATATTATAAGTTTGATAAATAATCGTTTACATTAGCAATAAGCGTTGCTTGATCTTGAATGTCTTTATATATTTGTATTTCTTTTATTTGCCCGTTGAAAGGATTTA